AGACTATAATTTTGCTGTATTCTTTTTAACTTCTGCTATATCTCTTTGCATCTGTTGAATAGGTTTGACGATTGCCCCTGTATTTTCTGAAATCTGTACCAGTTCAAGATAAGATTGCGCTATCAAATTCCTCGTATCATCAGCAATATTTCTTGTTTCCGTATTTATGGAAAGTAGAGCATCTGCTTTTACTGTCAGTAGATTAAGTGATTGAGATTGAATAATATTCTGATTCTTTATCTCTTCTCCTGCAATCTGCAATGCTGTAAACCGCCCGTTCAACTCTTCGCCTGTATCTTGCGACATAGCTTGAAATCCTTTACTTGTAGAGGATTGCGAAGTGGATTCAGACTCCCATCCAAACATATCAGCCATTGCGTCACGCTGTGCTTTCATCTCATCGGCAATCTGCTGACCTTCTTCTTTCAAAGCGTTATACTCTTGTTCAGTCACGCCATCATCCATAGCAGCATAAAACTTCTTTCGCCACTCTTCCAATCTGCCCATATAGGACTCTTTCAGCATGGAGTTAAGGATGGCATTCCTCATGTAATCTTCAAAGTTATCGGCAAAGTCAGCAGAATCCGCATCCATATCAGTTAGAAGGTCATGGAAATCGTTCCTTAATGTATCCACATCAATGAGCGTTGTGTCTGTCATTTGTTGTTCTAATACTTCTTTCACTTGAGCGACACCTTCCGCTATTTGGTTGGCATAGTTTTGAGTATCAGAATCCAACTGCGCCCAGAATATATGTGCTTCTTCCTGCAACTTGGCTAATTGTTCATCCGTCAAATCAAACAAACCAGTCATGCGACCGCCCATAGCGTTTTTGAATTGACTAACAGACATACCCAATGCTTTTGCCGCATCAGCCCATCCCGCAGCAGACATATCATCGACCTCTTTGTAACCTTTGGAATGAGATTTCCACGAAGAACCGGAATTCAAATATTGCTTACCCAATACCCTTGCGGCTTCGCTCTGTGTCTTCACCAGCTCAATGGCTCTATCGTATGCCGCCTGAGCATTATCCCCTGACAGTGATTCCGCTAATTCGAGTTGTTTATCTATTACCTTATCAAGAATGTTAATGTAAGATTGGTATGCTTCTTTCGCCTCTTCATACTTTTCTGTAGTAGTATCGCTACCAAACAAGTCAAACATCTTAGTTGTAATCTGTAAAGCAGCACCGACAATGGCGAGAATGACAGACGCTTTCTCTACTGCTTGAATGGATTTAGATGCAGCCTGCGCTGTTCCTGCCATCGCATCAGATGAACTATTTGCAAGGGTTGTAATACCATCAATCATTTGCAGGGTCGATGATGCGATACTTCCAGCAGCTGATATGATTTCACCAGCAGTGCCACCTACCGTTTTGCCAATCTCATCAAATTCTTTCTCTACCTTTGAAAGTGTCTTATACAAATCCTGCCATTCCTTTTGACTGCGTTTATTAGGAGATGTATTGGTTTTCTCCGACTTCTCACTGATAGTATTCTTCAAAGACGTAACCTTAGCTCTCTGTCCGGCTAACTTGGGATCATTCGGGTTCAGGAACTCAGATCGTTCTAATTCTCTTTCAGCCTGTACCAACAATTCACGCAACTTCTCCAAACTAAGGTTAGCGATATTATCAGTCCACGCCTTGAATGAATCTTCACGCATGGCAAACTCATTGTCTATGGATTTTAGTGTTTCATCCCGCTGATACTCTAATTCATTTATTTGAGCATCAGAAGCTCCACCATCCTTTAGTTTCTTTCGGTCTGCATTAAACTTATCTTCTGCATTTTTTCGCTTGGTAAGATAATCCTGATACGAAGATAACAGCTTTTGATACTCTTTGACCTCCTCTTCGTGAACTTTACTCGTATCACTATCTTTCTTCTTACCTGCTAACTCCTTTCTTAAGTCAATGACTAAAGTTTGCTCTTCGGTCAGCTTTCCACCTTGAGCATCCTCCCATTCCTTGCGCTGCTTTTTGATAGCATCAGTTTCTTTCTGATAATCCAAATCTATCTGTTTCAGTTTCTTCTCCGTACCTTCTTTCATCAAACTGACCTCATCCTGCTGATTCTGACGGTGAAGTGAAAGAAGTTGCCCGTCCAGCTTTTCCTGATTTTCTTTTTGCTTTTTTGCTAGATTTTCCTGTCTGGTCAGTGCGCTTCCGGTTACTCCGCCCAGCTCCTTGTATGTCTTTTCGGATACCTCCATCTTATCTTTGGCTTCTTTCACCTGTTTCGATGTAGCCGTCTGATCTTTGATTAAGGCCTCATACCCTTTTTTCGCTTTCTCCCATTCGGCTTTAGCATTTGCCAAATCCTCCTGATATGTAGTTTCTTTTGTTTCCTGTCTGTTCTCAACTTCCAATTGGGCATTGATTTCCGACAAGACATCCTTTCTTGCGTTTGCCAATTCATTTTTCAGGTCTTCGATACGCTGTACCTGAACCTTCATTTCGGAACGGTTGTTCTCCTTCTTAGCTAAATTATAAGCCCATTCCGCACTTTTTATCTGTTGTTCCAAGGACTCGACTATAGCCTGTTTTGACTGTGTTCTAGATTTTACAACTTCTTCATTATATGCCTTCCAAAAACCAGTCAAATCCTGTATATGGCCTTTCTCATCAACATATTTCCTAAAGAGTGCTGGGTATAGTTCCTCAATATCTTTTAAAGCTTTAAGTTTAGTGGTCTCGGCTTCCACCTCGCTATTAATGGTGCTAACAAGACCTTCCAAAGTACGTTTCCGATCTTCTTCGTCCGTGTCGAGTTTTTCTATTTTCTTGTTGTACGAGTCCAAAGCACGTTCAGCAGATGTTGTGCTGTCGGATAATGCCCACATTGCAACTCCAAGTCCTACTACAGCAGTAGCCAACAACACATAAGGATTGGTAAGCATTGCAGCGTTTAAAGCTAACTGCGCTTTTCGTGCCAATAAACGGGCATTGGTAAGTCCAATCTCCACAAGAGTATGTTTACTTTCGGCAGCAGTAACAAGCATCACTGCGGTCCGGTATGTACCATAAGTAACCACTAATCCAGCCAAGATCCTACCTACTGTTTCATAATTCTGAATCAACGAAGTTGTCATTTGAATACCGTCCATGATAACACTTTCCGACTTTGTTCCCAATTCGTTAAACACGGAATCCAAAGCATCCTGCATCATAGACAACTGACCATTGATAGTCTTTGAAGCATTCTCAGACATATTATAGAACTTACCACCTGCGGAAGTTGCATCAATGAATGCCTGTTGAACCATTTCAGCGGAAACAGCACCTTTGGACATTTCATCTTTCAAAGTTGCGATAGATTTTCCGGTCTTTTCGGAGATAATCTGTAACGGGTTGAATCCAGCGTTTATCATTTGATTCAAATCCTGCCCCATAAGTTTACCCGCTGCTGACATCTGTGAAAATGCCAAAGTTAGCGAATTGAACTTACTGGATTCCCCCATAGAAATATCACTAATGGCTTTCAAGTATTTGATAGTGTCTTCTGCTTGTATGTTAAATCCAAGCATCATCTTTTCTGCTCCAACCATATCTGACATAGTAAGTGGAGAAATCTTAGCCAGCTCCTTGATTTGCGGAATCAGTTGTCCTGCCACATCCTTTCCAACCATAGTCTCAATAGCGGTCTGCATAGATTGAAATTCTCCACGAACACGAATCATACTTGACAAGAATTCTTTGATTGAATAACCTCCCAGCAGTTTCTTACCCATATTAGACATGGCTTGTTCCACCTGCTTAGTTACATCTACATTTTTTTCACCATCTTGCCGATACAAAGCATATTCATCGCGGAGCTTCTTTACTGACAAGCGGGCGTTAGCCTGTTCCTGGGTAAGGTTAAATAAAGAACTTTTTTGCTCTTTCAATTTTTCATTTGTAGACCTTATTTTAGCTTCTAAGGAAGAAGTATCACCATCCTGTTTTAATGCTTCACGATACTTGTCTTTTAATCCTACTAACTCATTTTTCAATTGTTGGATAGTTCCACGTTGAAATGTTATTTTTTCCGACAATCCATTCACTACCTGAGAAGCATCGAAGATTTTCCTTTTGAATCCCGTTTCCATCTCCGCTCCAGCTTTGGCTGCATTAGTCACCAACTCATCCAATCTTTGGTTGGATGCAGCAAGTTGGGCATTCAAAGCCTTGAAAGCAGCAGGAGACTGCGTGCCATCCATGCTCATTAACTCCTGCTTTAATTTTGCAATTTCATTACGAAGTCTTACAACTTCTTCCCAGTCACTACCTATCTTAAAATATAATTTTGACATATCTATTTCTTTTTCCTACGATTAGCCAATTCCTTACCACTGATTCTATTCACCTTCTGACCACCATATACTGCGCGTAATTTATCCCGTTGCATCATCAGCAGATTCCGATAAGGGATAATCTCAAACACTTCTGTATAACTCAGATGCAGCGTGTCAATCAAATGGGCTATCTGCCCGAAGAACGTTGTGTTTCCTACTGTTTCGGTCTTGCTGCCAGCATCGACACGTTCCTCATCGAGCTGACACACTGAAAAGCCGAAATATCCATCATAGAGAAACAGACTTCCAAGGCATCTTTGACTTCTTCAAAAGTGCCGTTCTCCAATTCTTTGACCAAACTATCATTCCCGCAGATAAAGCATGAAATACCTTTCAGCATATCTTCAGTAGCTTCAGGAAGCTCTTTAATAGCTTCCATGACATTATCTCCAGTCATGCCGATATTGGAAAAATGATGAATGGCACGACAGATAATTTTAATTGTAGGAGGTTTAATGGTATAAACCATCCCTCCTATCTCCACATTCATGAAATCCAGCCCTAACAAAGCATCAGAAACCGTTTTTGCTGCTTGATTCATATTCTTAAACTAAAAGGGGGAATGGTATATATCCATCCCCCGGTTATCACTCTTGTGCTTTTACCAATGTTATCTCTTTTTTAAGAGTGGTATCAACTTCAGAAGGAGTGGTTTTAATATCTCCTGACTGAGTGACGTACCCCACTTTCGACACTTCATAGTGAACGGTAGCCCCAGCATTCACCTGCTTTGACTTGACCGTTGCACCGTCCAGCTTTACGGTCGCATCGGAAGGAGTAGGTACAATGGTTACTGTAGTTCATGCCTGCAAAGCTTTAATCTGCCCTTCTTCATAGTTATACTCAGAAGAAACACCTTCGATTCCCGGTTCCTGCACCAAGCCTTTTACAGCGATTGCAATTGCCTTATCCGTATTGGCTTCACGGGAAACAATACGGCATTTTGGGAAGATGAACCAGACATCATCATCGGTCAGACAGAACAATGCTTTGTTGATAATAACTTTATCCAAAGCACGCTTCCAACCTACATCTTTAGATGTTGCCTGAATAACATCGCCACCCATGAACGCTTTCTTGGTCTTCCAGTCATATTGTCCGATAGAGAAAGCGGGCGATACTTCTCCCGGCACATCATCGTAACGGTAATTCTTTCCCGTTAATTGGTTCTTGTACCCGGTGACAGAGGCTTCCGTTTCCTCAATCTGCCACGTTTCCCCGTGTACATTCAAAACCTCATCTTTCGCTTTGATAGCGGCTTGAATCAAAGTCTTTGCGATTTCGGGGGTAATGTCTGCCGTTACCTTATCAATGTCGGCAAACAAGATTCTTTTTATTCCTACTGCTGAAATCATAATCTTATAGTTTTACATTTATTACTTCAAATAAAATTCTCACATTCACGTAATGGCATTTCAAAGCTGTATCCGCTTCCGTGCCAATTGATTCGATAGAATAACGATAGGTTGTACCGTCATAGGTGCTTACTACATCATCAAGCAGCTTGCCAGCCTTTCTTTCGAGTTCGTTAAGCCGGATTGTGTTCGCTTCATTCTCGCTTAAATTGGGTACACATAGATTCACTTCTGCGAAAGATTTCTTCCAATACTTTCCCGGCTGTTGTTTCTTCGTGTGGATGACAATCCTTTCGGACTTCAATTCACCCGTCAGCGTTTCACCATCAGGCACTAGATCTATTCCGAAAGCCTTGCAGTCCCGGTAGAGGATGTTTCCTATGTCGGTAGTTACTATCATTCCACAATCTCCCAATCTTCTGCAAATACATCACTGATAGACGGAACCCATGAATCAGCGCGTCCAGTATTCTCATTGTAAATAAGACACTGGCTTGTGTAGTCAATAAAGCCCTTGCCTTTCAGAATAAGGTCTTTTGCTGATTGCGGAATAGATTGCATCTTGGGGATGATGTCGCTTTCGATATGAGCTGGCACTTGTTTGAATACCATCAAACCTTTACCGTTCCAACCACTTCTACGAACAGCCCCACCTTGTTTTAACACTTCGATTGCATCACCGAAGCCCATTACGGATGAATCATCGGCTTTATCGTATGTTTTCTCAAAAATGTCCGGCTTGCAAGGATAAAAATCCCCGTTTACTCCTTTGATGATATAATCTCCATAGTTTGCAAGCATTTTGCCTTCAAGCGTTTCGATGTACACACCAAGATAAGGCTCATTGGTGTTGCCATTCTCGTCTATACCGAAATCGGGATTGTGTTTCGGTACGGGAGTTCCGCCCATAAAATCACATACAACATCGAAGTTGTCTGTTGTCAACCGAATGGCTTCAATTACTACTGGTTTCTTTCTGTATTTCATTTTTCAAATTCTTCTTTTAATCGTTTCTCCGCATATAAAGCGGCACTACTTAAAACATCAAATCCCTTAGATTCTACGAATGATGCGTATTCCGCTTCGTTTTTCAGTGTCAAACCATCTTTATCGACATCGTAATCATTGGACGTTCTCAAAGTGAGTGTGTGGTCTTGATAATCGCCATGTTCCTCCGCGTACTTCACGGCTTCATCGCCTACATCAATCATCTTCTTTTCGACCTCCCATTCTCCTTCATCGAAAAAGGAGTCGACATCTGAGAAATCGAAATCTACATCCATAATTCCGAGTAGTTAAAGTAGTTTGTACTCTTTACCGTGTAGACTTCGCCTTGACCTCTTACGCCATCACCATCCATGCAACGTACTTCATCACCAGCCTTGACAGTAATTCTTTTCTCACATACTACATGATAATTCGGACGATACACAGAGCCGTTATCAGATGAAAACTCTTTGGTAGTGTTATCATCACAACGGCACTTGCATACCTTCTGCCAGTATTCACCACCTGTTCCGGGAATAGGTCTGCCAAACTCATCCTTGTCCATCGGGGTGATAACTTTTACCTGCAATATGTGTGGAGCGAATATCATAAGAAAGTCACTTTAGGTTTGTTACCCAGTTCGTCTTTCAAACCGTACCGCTTGCACAGAAATGAATAGTAATCCTTAATGCCTTGAATGTTCCAAGACATAGAAAAACCGCTTTCGCTGATGGAAGTGGCACGAAGCAATAGAGAGGGGATGAACTTCGCAATTGCCACCGACACCCGTGTTTGGCAATCCTCGTTCATCTCACCCCCTCCGCTTATCTTTGCGTTCAGACATATATCGAAAAGGTCAGCCTCCGACAAGTTAACGCCGAAGGTCTGAAACTTCTGTAATATATAATCGTTTACTGTCATGCGTTCATCTCACTCAAATCGAAGTTCACAATCAGGTTCGGGTTCGCAATCTGCGGAATCCATTCGGCTGTGTATTCCAGATAGCGACCATTGCCGTCCTTGTAACCTGAAATCAGCATATCGCCATCTGCCTGAGTGTAATTACGTCCCGGTACACCATCCACAGCTTCATAAGGAGTGTGGAAGCGCATATAACCGATTTTATCCTGCGGAAGCAGGGAAATACGACCATCTGCATAAATGGGGATATTCTTACCTGTTTGGTCTACCACATAATCTTCCTTGATTTCAATAGCCGGAAGTCCGATACCTGTAAAAATGGTAGAAGCCAGTTGCGAGGTGATAAGCCCGGTAGACATATACATTTCATTGCCTGTAAGCTGCATTTTGAACTTATCTCCAAATTCACTTGAACCGATAATATTCTTGATGAATGTGCCACGGCTCATAATCATCTTGGGGAATGTGCCGTAAATAGATTTCAGCTCATTCAGTTTCTGCTGCAAGTAAGTGACGAAATAGTCTTTATCCTCTGTGTCCGGCTTGATAAACTTGAACGGCAAGTCGATGTTCAATAAGTCAATTCCTCCGGCATTGTCGTCCTTGTTCTTCACGCTTGCTGCTCCAGTCATCAACAGAGAGCCTACGATAATGTCCATACGCTTGTGTGGTGCCAGCAATACCTGACGGTAATCGTCATAGATGAAGTCCACGATGTCACGCATGGCAGCCTTCTGGTCTTCCGGTTTGGCAGCATTATACTTGTCTATCAAGTCCTGTAAATCAGACAAGCGGTCGATTGAGATTTGGTATCTATCACCCAAATAGGCGATTTCGCCATATCCCGAACCAATATTCCTACGTTCACGGATAGGCTTTTCACCATAACGGGAGTTGATGGAACCAGCCATCACGCCAGTAACCTGACCGATGTAGTCTTTAAATACACGAGTAGTAGTCCTACGGAAGCCCAAATACTGCTGCCAATAAATTGTGTCCTTTCTTGTCTTGAGGACACGCTGAATCACTGCATTTACAATGTTCGGGTCATTAAACAATGTATGAATAGTTAGCATCATATATTAGTCCTCCTTTCTTTATTTTGCCATTATACCTGCGTTTTTCAACGCTGTCAATAATCCGTTAAAGTTTTCTACCGACACCGTACCAGATGCATCATTCACTTTGGCTGCCTGCTTTACACCTCCAAGAGCAGAAGTCGTAGCTGCTGTTAAAGTATACTTGTTAGCTTGTGCTGCAACCCCATCCAATTTGGCTTTATCTTCCTTACTCATCAAACCGTCCTGACTAGAAGAAGCCTTAGGAATAGATACGGCTTCTTTTTCTTGTTTGACATCCAAAGCGTTAAACTGGAAGTGCGGCATATTCGCCTTGTCAATATCTGCGAAAGGCATTACCAGCTTGGTCGGTTCGATTTCAAACGCACGCACCAAAAGGGAAATCAATACTATGCCATCCTCTACCTGCTTCCTTTCATACAGAGCTGAATTTGCGATAACTTTGGGCGTTGTGCCGTCTGCGGCTGTCGCTTCGTAAAGAACTGTTCCAGCTTCTAGATTTTCTCCAAAGTCTGCCGCTAACGTCAGCTTATCAAAAGCTTTGTCAGCCTTGTCAATAGCGTTGATTGTCGCTCCATGCGCACCGTTACCCAAGTGCATACCTTTGTAAGCCAAAGAACGTTTCTTGATTTTCAATGTGGTATTGGAGCCTGTCGTAAACTTCTCATATACTTCCACACGGATAGCCACTTGGGATGTTTTCTTCACCAAGTCAGCTGCAATCGGTGTGAATGAGGGCAAGTACGAGCCGACAACGAGGTTGGTTGTGTCCAACTTATACGGACCTCTGCGTCTGCGTCCGGTTTCTACGTCGTAGCGTTCTTCCTGCTCAACTTCCGGTTCAAGATTATACTTAAATCCTGCTGCCATAAAATCACTGTTTTTGTTGTTCTACAATTTCTTTAGTGTCGTCTGCAATCATTTTCGCAAACGCCTGAGTCTCATTCTCCAGTTCTTTTTTTGCTGTATCTGGAGGAACTACACCCTTAAAGCCGTCATTCGCAAACTCCTGCTTCAAGTCCTTGAAGTATGCGTCCAAGTCCTCATCGTCCTTAATGGCGCATCGTTTGGCGTAGTTTTCGGGAATACCATACTCCTTTGCCTTTGCCAAAATCTGCTGGCTACGTGTTGCTTGAGCCTTTTCCGTTTCTAACTGTGTTAGCTTATCAGAAAGGTTCTTGTTGGAGTCAATTAAAGCTTGCGCCCATGCAGGCACATCGTCTTTATTCTCTTCCGTTTTGGTGGTTGTGGTAGTCTCGATTGGCTTACCGTCTTTAAGGTTATGCCTCTTCTCGTAGTTAGTCACTGCCGTTTTTGAAGCATCCCCGGCACGGAAATCACCATAGGAATTAAGCACGTCCGAAAAACTGATACCCTCAACAATGGAGTTTACTTTTGTCTCGTCCGTTACACCCTCTGCCTTTTTGGTGGCAATGCGGGTAAGAATAGCAGTGTCCACCCCAGCGAATTTCTGTTGTAGCCCTGCCAAGATTTGTTCTAAGATTGTCATACCGTATGAATTTGATTTATAAATTTCTACGGTAAATTTCGTTATTTATAAAGAAGGTGAAAAATTATCAGATAGGTGATACACGACAATGAAACGATTGTCGTAAAATGGTATAAAAAAGGCGTGAAACCGAATGAATCACGCCTAAATATTCTTCTTATGAACTAATCAGAAACCCAACATCGCGGCTGGAGGTATATTCAGCACTCGACATAGCAACCTCGCAATTTTGAGGGTCGGTTCCGAACGTCCAGAAATATAGTCATTCACACGCGATGGACTTATTCCAATCTCACCAGCAAGTTGCTTTTGGCTCATCCCTTTCTCTTCAAGGGATAGCTCTATCAATTCCGCAACGGTCGGTTTTTCTATCGGATAATGTTCTTTTTCGTATGCTATCACAATGTCGGACATAACTGTAAGTTCCACCGCATTCTTATCGTTTGCAGGGGTATTATCATCAACCAATGGCAGAAGTTCCTCCACTCTCGCCAAAGCAAATTCATACTGTTCTTTCGTTACTTTATTCATACTTCTATCTCTTAAATGGTTGAACAATCTATCTTATCGTAATCTTTATGAGTACCAACCCAGCGAATGAAGACATACCCAATTGTAAACTTAACAACGACAACCAACCGATAGTTGTTGCCTCTGATATTGAATACATAGTGTTGGTTACCTACATAATCAACTGAAAGAAAATCCACTTTAATGTCTGATAGGTTCTTCCATTCAGCTTTTTCCGCTATATCATACCAACGTTCTAAAGCTATGCGTGAATCTTCATAGCCTTTCGTCTCGTAGAACTCTTTCAATTTTTTATGTGATACAATTCTCATATCTCATTTATTTGATGCAAAAATATGAATTAATTTTGAATTATAAAATTTTCCCAAGAAATATATTCTATAATATAGAATTTAGCAATAAAAAAGCGGAACTAAATTAGCTCCGCTCAATAGTACGATAAGAACATGAAGTAATGAATTATCCTTTGGAGTTAGGAGACGCTGCATTGTTATTCTTTGCTGCTTGTTCCTCTTTGATTTCTGCAAGTTCCTCTTCTACCCTATCAGCATTTCCGGCAAACATGATTCCCTCACGCGTTGACCAGATGCCACCACTGACAGCGGAAACGGCAGTAGTCACCTTATCATTCAAATCATCAATCAGCCTTTTCGTTTTTGATTTCAATTATCATTTTATCTGTTAAGTTACGTGATCGCAAACAATTTATCACTGAAACAATTAGCATTATGGCAGACGAAATAAAACCAAATACAAAAACAGCATACCAAATATCATGTGATACCCCTAAAAAGTCTTTATCGAAATTGCAAGTTAATAGACTTAATAAAATTGTTACAGATATACCAGCATAGCTAATCCAATCTCTAGTTTTCTTTATTCTATTTACAAACTTGCCAAATATCAACCTTAATTTATCTTCGGTGATAATTATTACATCTGATTTTGTATTAGAACAGACATTAGAAATAAATCCATTTTCTTGGGGTAAAAACTTATTTTCCATTTTGTTCCTCCATTTCTAACAAATAGAAATTAATTAATAAACTTTTGTTTTCACAGCCCAACAAATCAAAAACTCTATAATTCAAAAATAATTGTTTTTTTCTAAAGTTACCAATAAATATAGCTTCACTATTTCCTCCACCAAAAGAACCTATAAAATTTATCAACTTAATTTGTAGCTTTACGCCAGATTCAATATTAAATTTCAACAAGCCCTCCTTTTCATCTTTATTGGTTTCAAAAGCAAAGGAAATATATAAATCCTTATCACTTGGATCTTCTAAAGTGATATCTATAGGTTTTCCTTCAACTTGCGTAACAAAAATAGAATCTAATAATTCATATTTTCCACATTGTACTTTCATATTATTGCACTTTTAAATTACTTGCTAAATTCTTCACATCTTCCGCAGACTTCACCTCATGTACGATATCGCCTACCTTTACGAAGCCTACTATATCTCCAGTGTTTGACTTTTCAAATAGTTCAGTTACTGGGACACCCAAAGCATCGGCGATTTTTTCCAATGTACCAATAGTGGGGTTGCCATTAATTGCTTTTGATAGCCCAACTCGTGACAAGCCTATTTTTTCAGCGAGTTCAGTTTGATTGATTCCTGCCTCTTTACATAGTTCTAAAATTCTAAATCTCATATATGTATATATTTAGTTTACTCCCATTATTTATGGCAAAGTTACTCAAAGTTTTCATATTAGCTAAATAAGACAACTAAAAGTATTCTTTTTATAGTTTATTAACTATCTATATTTTGCCAATTGAATACTTATAGTTTGCTTTGCAATATCAAAATGATAACTAAAAGTATAATTTAAAACATATAAGAGTATGAGCACAAAATTTAAAAGTCAGATGAAAGAGGTAATGAGTTTAGCATGGCAGTTTGTTCGCAAGAACGGTTATTCAATGAGTGAAGCGTTAAAATGCGCATGGGCTAATTTGAAGCTGAAAGCGGCTTTGAAAGTAAAGATAGTAGAGTTCTACTTCAAAAAGACAGACGGCACGTTACGTCAAGCCTTTGGTACTCTCAAAGAGAATCTTATCGGTGAAACGAAAGGTACTGGCAGAAAGCCGAATGATAATCTGCAAGTGTATTGGGACACAGAGAAAGAAGAATACAGATGTTTCAAGAAGTGTAACCTTATTAAAATCGCATGACAATGAAAAAGAAAAGTATGGCAACAGTTGAGATTGAATGCTCAAATACACATTCAATACCAGTATTCAGCGACTTTTTAAGTGAAGTACAAAAGCGGTTTGATATTGAGAAAGAAGCTAAGAATGAATTATATTCTTTTATCATACAGATGGGGTTGTTAGACCAATTTAGAGAGTTTTCTCAGCATTATAGGGGCGTGAATCACCATGCTGCGTGTATTGATATGCTTGCAGTGTAGTTCTTAACACGATTATCCAAAGGCAGTCTTTGCACGACTTTAAAGGCTGCCTTTATTATTCACTCTTAAATGAAATAAGTATGGACGAAATTTGGAAAGACATTGAAGGGTACGAAGACGATTATCAAGTATCAAATTTAGGTAGGGTAAAATCCTTGCCAAAGAAATGCTGGAACGGTAAAGGATATTGGTTTAGAGATGGACGCATTTTAATACCCATAAAAAGCAAAAAGGGGTATTTGAATGTATGGTGCAGAAAGCGCATATTTAAAGTTCATCGCTTGGTCGCAAATGCTTTTATACCTAATCCGCAAAACCTACCACAAGTAAACCACATAGACGGTGATAAAACCAATAATTGCGTTACTAATCTTGAATGGGTTACTGATGGTGAAAACTTACTACACGCATATAGGGTTCTTGGTAGAAAGCAAAAGACTGGCAAAAACCACCATAATTCACGAGCTGTTCTACAATTAAAAGACGGCAAAATTATAAATTCATTTGATAGTTTGAATGAAGCGACACGCGCAACTGGTGCGCACCATTCGGGCATTTCAATGTGCTGTAATGGGAAAATAAAGAAGCACAAGGGCTATCAATGGAGATACAAAGAGGAGTGATTTCACTCCCCTTTCTTTATGCTTTGTTTCTGCATTTCAGCGTTTCTTTTTTCTTCTTGTTCTTCTTTTATCTCTGCGATTTCTTCTTCGATGCGGTCAATATTTCCAGCGAACATTACTCCATGTCGTTGCGACCATACACCACCCGATACAGCTTTTACAGCTACATTGACTTTATCTTCTAAATTGTCAAGGCGATACGGAACAACTTCTGTACTAATATCTATCGTTTCAGATGCTTTGTTAAATTCAGATGGATTTATAGAGCCTAAAGCAGAGACTATGAAGTTCACACGCCTTTGCAAGAACTCACCTATCACCTCGGCATGATTTTGAACTTGCAAATGTGTCGAAAGAAACACGTAATCGAAAGCCACTCCGGACAAGGCATTTCCAGCACCGCTCAACTTTTCAAAACTGATTTGTGGTGTATTCGTCATAGAATATGCTTTCTCAAAGAGGGTTTCTACCTCAAATTTTACGGTATCATTTGCCTGATTCCATGTTAAATATCGTGCACCAGCCCCCTCTCCTTCCAGTTTTACCATTCTATCCTTTGTCTTACCAGTGAACCCTATCACTTCACCAATTAATTCCAAAATGGGGAAAAAATGATAGTCGATACAATCAGCATAATTGGATAATAGTTTCTCCAACCGGACCCGGAAGGTCTTTATCTTCTTGCAATAAGGTTCAGGACGATAAGCATAGAGAACCGGTAGTTTTGGGAATCCATGAGCAAAAGGAGTTCTTTCTTCATATCCTTTAGACAAATCCCATTGATAAACCATTTTGTCCGTGATAGTCATAAAGCAGATGACCTCCGAATCATCCATGAGCTTCTTTTTATACTCACGTGAGAAAGCAATCATTTTACCTTCGTCGTTAAAGAACGGGTATAGCTTATCACCTCTGAATGGAGACCATAACACGCTTTTCAGTTTCTTGGTGGGCTTGACCTTGCCACCGAACGTAGTCTTAACTTTCTTCCAAAACTTTGCCCAAAACGAATCATCATCGGTAACATACCAATATTCTGCCGCTTCTTGTTCGGAGAGCCAGGCACGGACAATCTTCTTGTTTTGGTATTTGATTTTGTTGGATTTAAATACAGCCTTTACCGCATCCAGCAGCTTCTTTTCATCATCATCAGTCGGAGTGCAATCCATAGACGGTTCTGTGCCGACCGTGAAAGCTGTTTGAATGTTCACTATATCTTGTTCCAATGGAATGGAAATACGGTTCACCGGTTCAGTCTTATACTTTGCTTCGATTTCATAAGTCTTACCAGTTTTTTCATCGAATACTTTTTCGGATTCCTTATCAAGTACTTTTCTGTCCGGATACTTCTTTTTGTCAACCATGATTTCATGTCGTTCCGGATTCCAATCATCCCAAAGTTTGCAACGGTCGGGAAGTTCAGTCTTCCTACCTTTCTTCAGGTAGTTTATCTTCTGCCCGATGTCAGGCAATGCTAATATTTCTTCTAAATTCAATGGCATAGTTTATATTTTTAATGTGTGAATATTCCTGTTAAATCTTTCGGCTTCTGAATCTTGCCAAGAAGCTCACCCAATACATAGTAACGTACAGCATCTATTCCGTGATTGTCATGGTCTTCCGGTTCGTTGATATAGTTCCCGTCCTTATCCTTTGCCCAAACATACTTTCTGAACTCGCTTTGCAAGTTGTACGAGCGTTTGGTTATATAAATCTCCATATCTTTCATTTTGTCAATTCCGGCATTGATAGAGCCTGCACCTTTCTCTACGGCATATATCTTGATTCCTCCGTTGTGTATCTCTTGAATCAATCGAGGGTCAGCACTGTCAGCTATGACTTTCAATCCCCACGGGCGAAGAGTCTTGATGATGTCAGAAGAAAGCAATCCAGTACGGTAATCCACTTCATCCAAGTAAAGGGCGTTATCAACGATACCACAACGAATGGAAGCAGACGGGTCATGCGTATAACCGAAGTCTTGCCCGAAAGCAATTTTCTTTGCCCAAGCCGGGAACTCGTCAACAATTCCCCACTTCTTGAACACAGCACCTTCTGCAACGTCAGCCCACCGGCCGATAACCACATGAGCATACTTTTCAGGATTACTCACCTTCATATCTTCCACCTCTTTCAGGAACTCAGGAGAAAGGTTATCCAAGTTATCAAAATACGTAGTATGGATATGGAGCACATTCGGATGAATGGAAATCTGAACCTGCACACCGTCAATCTCTACCAGCTTGTGAGTTTTCTCAATGTATTTCTTGTAGATGAAGTGATTGGAATCGCATGGGTTCATTATAATGATAATTCGGTTCTGAATACCCTTCTTGCGAATGGAGAGCATTATCTTGTCGAACTCATCTTCGCTTGTCCACTCTTCCGCTTCATCGCAGACAAAAGTCGTAATGCCTTGAATGGATTTCAGTTTTGCTGTCTGGTTTCCGGAAGAAGTCTTGATACCCCGAAACATGATACGGCTCTTAGTCATCTTATTGACTATGTCCGTCTTTGTGGTCTTGAAATATTTCGTGGTACCGTCCAAATCTATCTTCTCCATCATTTCGGGGATGATAGACATACCGGCAGAAACCATCGTGTAACGGGTGTAAAGAATCTGATGAACTATTTTCTCTACGGGAGTCATTTCAAAAGTCAACCGCTCAATAAAGGTAGAAGCATTGAAAGACTTTCCCGAACCACGCCCACCGGTAATAAGAATTATAAATTTTTCCTTATCCTCGTATAATGGATGGTAAATTTCTTGAGGTACTATCATTTCAGCTTGTCTTTAATCCAAGAATCAATGTTGATGCCATGCTCTATGTCTGTTGGAATATCAGCGTCTTCATCTTGTTTGCGCTCAATCTTTCTCCAATCTTCATCATGGTGGTACAGCCAAACGGACATTGCTTGCAAATTAGGAGCCAACTCGCTTTCGCTTACTTGTAATTCATCTTCGCCCGTCAAATTCCCTTCTGAATCACGGAGCTTTCTTACCACGGTGCTTTTGGTTTTTATGCCACCGAGAGCCATTGCAAGGAATTTAGCCCTTACAGTGGCATTGATTGTCGCGCGCCCACGCGCTAAGACTTCGGATATTTCGGTGTACTCACTTTTCTTTTCGCAGAATGTTTGAGGCAAAATCCCTATGGCATAAGCAATTTCCTTGTCAGTGAATCCCTTTTTGGCATACGATTCCACGAGAGAAAGAAATTCCTCGCTTGTATAATCAAACTTAGGCTTTCTTCCTCCTTTACCTTTTCTATTTTGAGATTCACTATTGCTCATATTACTTCTTTAATTTTCCACATTTCTCACATTGTTCATACCTGAACTCAGAGAACATCACACTACCTTTCCAAACATAATGATGAACACAAAACAGGTTTTGCTTTAGAACATTCCTTATCCAAAGTATAAAATCGCCAATCATAATTTTAACCGTTATTGTTACCCATATATACACGGCGAGAAATTGGCTTGTTTCCATAGACATCAACTCCTCTTTTTGAGAAATAGCTATCTATTTTCTCAGCATATCTTCCCATTATAGATTTCGTTCTATCCCTTATGTTTCTTTGTCTTGCAGAACCTAACCCGTATTGTCTTCCAGCGTTGTACATTATTCGTCTGGACTGCTGATATAACTGGCTATATGTTTTCTTTCTAACTCAGCTTTCCTCCCAATAATTAATCTATTCTTTCTACTTGTTCATCAAAAACTTCTCCCTTTATAAACTTCATATCTGGTTCATACCCGAACCTTTCGCAGAAAGCGGCTTTAGCTTCATAGGTATCGAAGGACAACATCACATAGGCATCCATGTTCTCAGCTTGCTTCTGTGCGTTTTCTTTCACCTGATGCTTGACCTCTTTCATGTGGGCTACCTTTTCAGCACGTTCCAACTGTTTGGCGGCTTTATCGGCTTCTTTTTGTTCTGTTACAGGCGACATCATGCTTTCCAGTTCGTCAGCAATGGAGCTTTCTTCTTCGGTCTGCAAAAGAAAATCAACCCCAATCATATTCAAGTCGGCATCCGTCAATCCTGCATCTTTCCAGTCAATATCAGGAACAATACGGGCAAGAGCGTCAAAATCCCAAGAACCTTGTGCATTAGGGTTGTTCATTAGAATATTCAACTCCTTTTCCTGCTGTTCGTCCACGTCAATGACATCGACACGAATGCGATAGTCGTTATCGGGAAACTTTTGTAATTCGTCCATGACAGACAAACGCTGGTGTCCGCTGACTACGGTAAGCCCAGTACGCTTATTAACGACAATTCCACCGACCAATCCGAATTTCTTGATACCACGTTTTAGTGTCTTACGTGATTCATCAGAAAGTTTTCGAGGATTATAATCAGCGAAGTGAATGGCAGAACGATTAAGTTCTACCGATTCACTCTTTATGTATTTACTCAGTTCCATGTTAGCCATTGCTTAAACCTCTTGCAGCCTGCTGCGCTCTTGCATTCTGATATGCACGATTTACTCTATATGCACGGGCATAAGCACCGCTTCTGTTCCAATTGATGTTGCTATAAACTCTTCTTGCTTGTTCTGCAAGTTGGGCTTCTGATTTTCTTCTAACTCGGCTTTCCTCCTATTAATTTTATTTGTTATGATACTCCCAAAGCACTCTTTCAGCCATCGGGAAAACTTTGTAAATTCCCTGTAAGTCCTGTGGGTAATTCTTCTCCATCCAAAGCATACAGTCAAGATTAAAACCGACACCCGAACTGGCTTTCAATGAATATCTAACTGGTTCGGGTAAGTTGTGTTGCTTCATGTAAGCAAGAATATCCTTTTGTGTCCAATCAGCCAAAGGATAAACCATACCCTTATTCTCGTAACCGTTTGCCTCATATCCTTTCAGCATCAGCCTACGATTCATACCGTCGGCTTTCTTCATGCCTAAGAATGTATAGTACAATCCGTATTTAAGCTGCATAGCCTTTACCACATCTGCCAACTTCAATAGTTTCACTTTCGGATTAGGCACGCAATACATACCTCCACGAAGAATATAAGTTAAGTTCCAATGTGGTACCTGAACAAACTCTATCTTCGGATACTTGGCTTTAGTCCAGTTTATCCAACGGTTAATATGTTCCAAATTCTTAACAAAGTACATAAACACACAAACAATCCGGTCAAACTTCGGATAGATTAAATCAAGCAGAACAAGCGAATCTTTACCAAGTGATAAAAACAGTAAAGCCTCATTCGATTTTACCCGAATGAGGTCTATATATTGGCTCGCTTGTTCTACTTTGTTCATAGCTAGCCACCACTTAAACCAAATGAAGTACGAAGGTCACTATAACGCTGTCTGCGTGACCCCAACTGTGATGTACCAGCTTCACCGCTACGTCTGGCAACCAATCTACCACCAGCCCCTGCACCATTCATATTTCTGCGAGACCCGGCTACTCTGTTAATTCTTCTTGCGACTCTGCTTTCTAATTTTAAAAGTTAAACAAATCAATCTATATGTTTTTCTAATATCTTGCCCAAAGTATAATTCATTTGTGCAGCAAGATATTCTTCGCCTTGATGTTCGTAAACAATATCATTACCGTTTTCATCTGTGAGAATAACAGCTTCTGCTGCTTTCACTTCAACGATAATATAAGGACGTTTACCTGTATATGCACCTGTCAGAAGCTTGATTGCATCGTACTTGATAGGCTTCAATTCTACCTCACCTTCTTCAGGCAGTTCTGCATCAGCCGGATATTCTTTACCGCCACATAGGTAAGTGATATACTTCTTAGCGTTAGTTGGTCTGATTTCACGGTATTCGTGGGTTTTCTTGCCTGCCAAGATTTCATCGAAATACTTCTGTTTGATGCTTAATGTAAGAATGTTCATAATCGTGTCAAATTTAAATTAATACTCAATAGTTGCGGGGGGCTGAATCGAACAACCGACCTTCACCAAGTCAAAGTGAAAAGCTACCACTGCTACACCCCGCGATAGTACCCCAAAGGTACTACCACAACCAAAGATAACGAAATATCTTCAATCGTTATACACGACAATCGGCTTATTGTCGTGAACTAAGCCATTTATCCCGTCTTTCTCTACACGCCTCTAAGGTAGGCGCACAACAAGAAAAAAGTTCACCGCTTTCAGTACGGTAGTCGTACTGGTACATTCTCACTCTTTTTACCTCTCAACCTGGTGTTGTAGGTAGTGTAATTCTCTTTGCCGGGCTGGCATACGCTGCAACCGTTTACATTTATTGAGTTCATAATTCAAGTAATTGTTTCGTTTTATCCACGTCTACAAAACTCGTCCACCCTGCTTTATGCAGCTTTATAGCTGCCTCTCTGATTGTGATTTTGCCACTCTTGACACTTTCTTTCAAAGATTCTAATACATTCTTCATTCTTAATTCATTTTTACGTTCAATCTTTCTTCACTCGTATAAGCCACTACAAACCCTGTTTCATCATGCTGTATGGTGATGTACTTTTCACCCCTCTCTATAGTAGAGAAGTCATAAGGGGTTACCATCTTACCCAATACCTTGCCCAGTTGCTTCATCAGTGGGGCTTCAGGGCTGATAACTAAAACTAAATCTGCTTTCATAATCGTGTATATTGTGGTAGCCATAAGGCTACCGGATTAGAACTCAACCAATATCAATCTTTCTAAAGAACCTGATGCTTTCACCCACATATGATTATGTCCGAAACCATAATCGAAAAACAGTTTAAAATAAGGGTGTCTTACTATTAAAGAGCTCATACAGCCTCTTAACTCGTCTTCTGACATACAAGAAGTTATTTCATTGATAATTTGAACGAAAAGGTGTAAAACTTCTGGTTCATTATTCAATAACGGTTTTTCTATAACTGCTTTTAAAAATATATTTTCTTTCATATTCTTCTATATTGCGCAGGGCTTTCGCCCTGCCGATTAAACTTATGCTAATTCTATCGCTCTTGCAGGCACACAAATCATAGTCCATGTTTTACCCTCTTTCAGATAATCTACTGAATAGTCAGCTTCAAAAGTGCAAACATTCATATCAACACCTGAAATAGTACCTTCTACCTTACCATTTTTAGTAGTTACGACTACTGATTGACCTTTCTTAAATTCTGTTGCTTTCATATCTTATATGTTTTAATTGTTATTACTTCGTTTCTGATGATGCAAAGATAAAGTAAACTTTATTAAACACAACAAGTTTGATAAAGTTTTATTTATTACTTAACATTGTTTAATAAGGTAAACTTTATCCTAATTAGGTTATTTGATAAAGTTTGCGTTACTTTGCGGAGTAATTGAAATAAAGTATAGTTTATGGATTTGAGAATAAAAGAAATAATGAGCGAGCGAAACGTCACTTCCGCTTGGCTTGCGGAAAAGGTTGGCATTTCAAAGGTTGCAGTTAGCAATATCGTGACTGGAAAATCATCCCCCTCATTGGATAATCTTCTAAAAATAGCTGATGCTCTCAATGTGTCTATTACAACACTGATAGGGGAAGATAAGGAAGAGGAAGAAAACGTTATCGTCTGCCCCCATTGCGGAGGTAAAATCCATTTTGACGGAGAACCACGTATACCGGACCATGAAAATATACAAGGAAAAGAATACTATAAATAAAGATAGAATTATGGATTTAGGACAATTATTTAAAGTCGATTATTGGTGGAAATTAGTACTTTTATGTGGCATCCTTCTTTCCGCAGCAGCAATGATATTTGATATACAATTTATTGAAAGAAGATATGTTTTAGGACTTGGATTAGGAATGACGTTTATTGGCATTGGGTATTGGAAAGCAAAATATGTAGCCCACGAATTTGTACCTGGTGGAATGTTTAAGTATGATGTATTTAAACATGACTGGGTAACAAAAAGTATTATAGGGGTAGGAATTATAATATCTCTCTACTTTTTTATTAGAATATTAATTCTGTTAGTTGTATAAAATTGAGCCGGAGCACTGAACTCCGGCCTGTTGATTTACTTTTTACGATTAATTTCATCACTCAATTTACCTTTGAGCATTTGAAGATATTCATAATCTCTTAATCCCTCCTGCCTTATATTTCTGCTAATGATTGCAGCTGTTTCAAAAGGTACTCCTTTTTCTGTTGCATTTTTCACTATTCTTCGTTCTTCTTTTTCATAATAGTCTTTATCATCAGACATAAAACCTCCTTTTTTAAAGTTAATACTAATATATCAACCTTTATGTATGCTTAAAAACGGAGTTATACACATAACACAAAGAATTTTGTGCAGAAAAGCATCGCAAATATAGGAATAATTATAATTCGATGGCTCAAAATTGAGTTAAAAAAACAAAGCGGTAAGTAATTCTTATCGCTTTGTTAATTGATTAGCCCTTTAATTCTTAACCGATTTACGATTTCGGTGTAAAGATACTCTATATCTCCACTGAAATCCCCATAGTTCTGATACAGAAATACGACATCAGCACAATTGTCGGAAATTGTACTCTTGGACTGAATCCCCAATACTCTTGACATCTCCTCACGTAGCCCTGCTGTCATTTTCCCACCGGCAAGCGAACTTGGAGAAAACAGGTACAGGATAATGAAAATGAACTTCTTCCGCTGGGTAACACTGTCAATATTCGGTGGACATCCTCTCTCATTCAGCAACTCAACGAATATTTTGTAGATTTCATGGATAAGGCTTTTGTCTTTCAAAATTGGGGTGGTCAAGGCGTTTTCTTCCTCTGAAAGTTCTGATTTCTCAATTCTAATCTTTTTAAGGCGAATTATTTTGTTAAAATCCAGTTCCATAACACGATTATTTTAAAAGTAAATAGTATATTTGCATCATAATCGTGTAAGGAAGAGCTGATTCATGGTCGTGCGTGGGTTGGCTCTTTTTCATTCTTCCCCATTCGTGCTGACGAATGGTTTCTTTTCCAAATCATAGCAGGTGATATATACCCGTTTCCCATTAACATCACATAGAGCAAGGGCATATCCTTTCTCCAGTATTTTAACCGGCTGATTGTCGCAATAGACAGTACTTCCAACCGGAACTCTTATAAAATGACGTACTATCATTTGATTATCTTTAGCTTGTTATACCAGCGTGAAGAGAAAGGGAACCACCCGATTAGGAATGATTCCCCGAAAATAGTTACTTTATATAGTTTGCTCATGGCTATTTCTTTTTCAAATTAGACATCACACATTTAATCACTTCATAAATGAAAATAGCAAGAAAAATAGTAGTCCATGGATATTGGTTTATCAGTTCATAAAAATCTCTCATAGTTTTACCTCCTTCCACTCACTTTCTATAATCACATGTTCACACTTATTACACCTATGCAAATAAGTTGGGAATGGTGCCGTTGTATAGTCCTCAACAGCTATTTCTATACTGCCACATTCCGGACATTCTATCTTTACCTCTTTGATACCGGGATAATCCCAAAAGGATAATTTGCCTTTCACGTCCTTAATTGGATTTTCGTAGAGAATAGGGTTAGCTAGTACCCAGTTATAAACTCCTTTCTCTGCCCAGATGGAAGGATGGTTTTGTACACAGTCTATTATCTCGACGCTTCCGATTATGGAGCCTGTACAAAAACTAAAATCTTTCCACTCTTTGTTTTCCGGTAATGCCAATAACTGCTCATTGGTAAGTATTGAATCATAGAAATTATCATAATTCAAAGGTTTACCGCTTGAATGAATCAGTACCCTCTGCCCTAAGTATTTCTTAGGGCAGCTCCAAGTACGGTTCTCAATGTCTTTAATACCATGGACTATCAAAGAGGCCCACGGCTGTTTTATGGTTATTGCTTTCATTTTTTATTGTTGTTCTTTAATATATCATCGAAAGACGGAATAGGAAGCCATGCCAACACGATACTGTTTCCGTGAGTCCATATTCCCTTTATATCTAAATTGTTGCTTCTACGAAACGTTTCTTTTTGAATATATGGTACGCCATAACCCATTGTCAAAACGAAGATTTTTTGTTCTTCTTCCGGCAACCTTTCTTTAACGTTAATCCAAGGCGATTGCTTTGACTGCCACTCTGCACCACATTGAAAATCTTCCATACTATCAGCATGACGTGAAACGTAGGTATCCGCGTCAACTTCTTTCAGAACGTCTTTTCTGAACTTCGTTTTATTAGTAGCATAATCGTATGCTGCTTCTTCTACTGTCTGTTTCATATCTCTCCTTTCCACCTATCCTAGCAGCATATACATTGCTACTAGGAATAGATAATAAATTGTTGTTTTACTCATTACTATTTTGTTTTGAATTAAAGTACAAAGCATTTCACCTTGTAAAACAATCTACCTGGTGAACTCATGGCATAAACGTCTCCGTTGGCAAATTCAATTTTATTGCCTGTGCAGTTGATTATTCTATTATCTTCACTCTCCAATTTAAGAACCTCTTCTTTTGTCATATTTCATCCTCCTCTATTTCAAGTAAGACATTAAGTTCCACACTATCCGTAAATCCATCATCAGGATATACAGTTTCTTTTTCTACATATTCAATCCCGTGAACACGTATAAATTTAGCGTTCTCTTCATCCCAGTTTGATTCTGTTCTATCTGTGAGCATAAATACATTGGCTGATTTAGGCATTTTTTTAAGCTTTTCTATAAGCTCTCCAACAGTTAATGTTTTCATAATTTTATTCCTTTTTAATTTAATATTAATCATCTTCAACGAAAGTGTTAGTCGTGTTTATCACACCAGCAGAATCAACGCTCTTACCATCCCGGATAAACACTTTTTCTCGCATTAACTCTTCATAGTCATATCGTGACATTCCGATTACACACACACGACCATCAACATACAATTTACATTTCATTAATTCAGTTTCTTCTATCGGACCGATAACATCTATTTGAATTGTTCTTTTATTCATAATTCATTCCTTTCTAAATTAATTATTAGTTAATTGGCAGTTTCATAAAACACATCCACATAGTCTTTCCATGTCTTCCAGTAGTATGGCCGAAGAGTGGTTGCCGATTGATGGCACTCAATACTTCCCTAACTGTTATCTGATCCTCATTCCATTTGAAAATCAGAACTCCGTAGTCATCCAGAACACGAAAGCATTCATCAATTCCCTTTTTTATCACCCTTGGCCAATCTTCAGGAAGTTTACCATACTTCTTGGCTAACCAACTATTTTTGCCAACCTTTAGCAAATGGGGTGGATCAAACACTACCAGTTTAAAGGATTTATCCAAAAACGGCATATCGGTAAAGTCCGATACGATGTCTGGGTGGACTTTCAGATTCCGCCCATCACAAAGAATGTATTCTTCGTCCCTAATGTCAGCAAACAAAGCCAAAGGTTTTTTTTTGTCAAACCAAAACATTCTACTGCCACAACAGGCATCTAATATAAGTTTTCCATTTTCCATTAAGCTATTTCTTTTGATTTCTTCAATCTCAACTTTCTCAATACTTTGCAAAGTGCTTCAGTATTTTTTCTCGCTTGTGTAACCTCCACCGCATTCCCGATAAATTTCTTTTGGTCAGCTTGTGTGCCTATTAAAACATAATCTTCAGGGAATCCCATAATCTTTTTGAGTTCCGGAATGCGAAGCATCCGCATTTTAATATCCACTATGCCATACAGTGCCATGAACTCCTTTATCTTCACGGTCATAGGACTATCATTGTTGTAGATTTCAATCGCTACCTGACCGCTTTCTGTTGCTACCAGATAAGGCGGCATCTTATCCATGCGGGCTATTAATGTGAAGCAGGGGCTATCAACAGAGCCGCCAGCACTGTTGAACTGTGGATTCATCAGATAGTGCCATTTCCTGTTTGCGGTAATGGTCTGGGAGGGTTCCTCTATACTGCTACCTACATTTGAGAATGCAGTATTCATTATCCACGGCTGGTATGTTACCAAGTTTTGTTTCGGTGTTGTGGTAACAGCGGGGCATGGCGAGTTTATATCAGACACCTGACCACCTCCAGAATATTGATTCATAAAAAATGGAGATACAAGGGAAAGTCTGTCTTTAGTCAGAAGTGTAGGACAAGGCTGATTAATATCCTTTCCTGTATCCTTAAAGCTATAAGAACACATAAATCGGCTTTCAATTAAAGCCATCCTGTCCTTCGTTGTGACCGTTGGAGCTGGAAGGTCTACCGAATGATTATGTCCATTTCCATAATAAGCAGAAACAAAAACATGGTGGTCTTTGCAGGTGATTGCACCTGCCGGTTCTTCTACAGACACATTCTTGCTTTCGGGATGTCCGCTGAACTGTTTGGAGAGGAAACTTACCTGTACCTTTGCAAAGCGGTTTTCAGTAGTCAACACTCCGCATGGTTCATCAACTGATTTGCATGTGTCTTGAGGGCGAACCGTATTGTAACGGGAAAGGAAAGCATCCTTTCCTCCGGCTACAAACTTGATAAGTCCAGCATAGATACGTTCAAGCGTTTTCTCTGCAAGAGGCTTTTCCCTGAAGATGGTAGTTCCTTCATCAGAGAAATCAAGCACATCTTTTACCGGCTTCCACTTCTCCAGCCGCGAGAACATATCTTGCCTACCACCTTTACAATGGGTCGGTTCTGGGAATACTATCGGCAAGTTCTTTTTAGCAAAGATGCCGAAGAAGCGTTTTCTTGTGGTGTAGGCACCGAAGTCGGCAGCATTTAAGATGCGGTGCTCAAAGTTGTAACCGTACTTCTTGACATTGCGCACCCACTTTTGATAAAGCCGGCCTTTGTCCATGCTGATAGGTTTCCCATTCTCATCCATATCTCCCCATGACATAAACTCTTCTACATTTTCAATCTGAATGTAGTCAGGGTCTATAACATCAATATAACGGAAGAGATGTTCTGCCAACGTTCGGCTGTCGGCATCTCTCGGCTGACCGCCTTTGGCTTTCGAGAAGTTAGTACACTCCAAAGAGGCATGAAGCATTATCATGGCATCAGGGTATAGCTGACGGATACGTTCTACAATAGTGCTTATCGGGGAAAGTTCCAGTGTACGGATATCCTCAATAAAGTGAAGTGCATCAGGGATATTGGCATCATGTGAAAGAATGGCATTCTTGTCATGGTTCACACAACAAACAACTTTTGCACATTTATTTCCATCCAATCGTGCTGCTTCCACACCTTCGGATAAGCCACCAGCGCCACAAAAGAGATCAATAACAAATAGTTCTATATCGGACAGACCTTCAATGGATTTTAAGATGTCTTTCTGCGATTTCATAACTTCTCCTTTTTAAACAGGTGGCTGAACGCATTATCCAAATCCAAGTCTAGATTCAGTTTGGACGGGAAAGATTTAATGTATTCGTACATCTTATAAGCGAGGTTGTCATCATCACCGCATCTGTCAATCAGTGTGAGCAACATGGCGTTCACCATGTCAGAATCATTGCCGAAGTTTTCCTGAGTGGATTCGCTGCAATGATTCACATCACTTTTCAATCTCTTTATCGCGGCTATGGCTGTGTTGAAGTTTCTTTTTGAATCGTGTCTGAGTTCAAAGCCTTCTTTCTTGTATTGCTGCTGCATTTCTAGAAGGTTGGTTTCTAAAACGTCCGTGAGGACAAATACGATGTTGGTTATCGTATTCAGTTTGTCTGTTCCTTGCATAATCGTGTATTCTTATTTCTAATTCGAATGAATCCCCTTCGTTCTGTTTCTTCTAACAGTGGAAAGTCTTCATTCTTGATTTCACATTCTGTTTCGTAGTTCACGGAAGTATAACTTGGGATATTGAACTTTTTCCGGATTCTTACGATAACATCCGGATTTCTTGTTACCCAGTAAACGGTTATTCTCATGGTGATATCAGCATTTTTCTAGCTTCCTCATCTCCTGCATCAGCACGGTGCTTGATTTCAATGTACTCAGCATAAGAGATTCTGTTATCTCCACGCTCCTCTATCTCTTTTTCACGTTGGTTTCTGTATCGTTCACGCTCTTTCCGTTCAATATCTTTCCGACGTTCAGAAACGTAGTCCAGCATCGCACTTGTTATTTTCAATGGATCTATTGAACCGTAGAACCGCCCATACTTCCCTGACTTAAACCGTGCTATGAAAAAACAGATTTCAGCGGCATTTATATAATAATACTCCGAAAGGAATATCTCCGATAGTTCAGAAAGTTGCTCTTTCGCTATCTTGGTTGAAACTTCTGCAAAGTCATTCAATGAACCAAATTGTATCTTTAGCCATTCTATCGGTGTTTCATCCCCATAAGTAGAAGACAATAGCCCTAAACTCGGAATGCTGTCATTCAACGCCAGTTCTGAATGGGTTGCATTACATCTGACAAGTTTGAACTGCAAATCAGGGTTGTAATCAAGAATGAATTGTGCAGGATCGGGATATTTATTCAATAACGCCCTCTGCTTCAAGTTCCTTTCTCTTTTTTGCGGCAGCTTCTCTAACGGTTGTAGCGACTGCAAGAACTGAATCACGTTTTCGCTGCTCGCTATCCTGTTGATTTTTACTAAGTCTTGTCCCATTATAGTTTCCTTCCAATATTTTAGTAAAGTTTGCTTGTTTGAAAATCCAATCAAAGTCGCATTTCCAATTGCGGTCATTAGCTCCAAGTAAGAACGGGGATTGAAGAATGAGATTGAAAACACTCCTCACTGACTCTTTCCCATATTGGGCTATCCGGGCTTTTACAGCCTTTTTTCTCACATCAGTCATTGATCTTATCTGCTGGAGTCTGTCTTTGAATGTGGTATTATAGTATTCCATCAATCCGCTGTAATCAATCTTTTCAGAGGGGGATGGCGAAGAAAGCTTGGCTTTCTTTGATACTCCGTCAGGAGTATTTTCTTTCTTTTGATGTAGAGATATATCTATATACTCTCTTTCTTCTTTCTTTGTATTTGTGCCCTCTGTGTGCCCTGATTTTTGTAAAAGTTCGGATTGCGGTAGATTGTTGTTCATGGGCTGTGCCCCAAGTTGTGCCCTTAGTTGTGCCCATTCGTGTCTTAATTCATTGATTTCCTTTTCAATACCTGTGTCCTTACTTGTGCCCTTGGTTGTGCCCATTGGATTATATTCTTCATATTTACATAAGGTTATAAGGTTCATTCCTTGATTGCACTCAACAGTTATCATACCTTTCTTTCTAAGATGCACAAGAAAGGAACGCACCTTCTTTTCAGACCATTTCCAACGCTGTGACAGAAATCTTATGGATGCAGGATATTGACCTCTTGAATAAGAGATTTCTCGACCTCCGATACTCTCCTTTCGGGGCGTTACCTCAAATCGTGCAGACTGAATTAAGTCTAACCACGCTTCGCAACTGCTAAAAGTACGGGCTTCATTCCACATTTCATTCGAGAAAAACCTGCGGCTTAGCCTCAAAAATCCTTCTTCCATAGTTTTAGAATCTTACGTTAGTCAACTGCCTGTTATTAGAGTACACTGCCCATTTACCATTTCCACTATCAACAAGGCGAAGATCCTTCACTTCTCCAAATCGTTTTTTGTTTCCACAAAGGTCAACGATCCATCCGGCCTCTTTACTCGGGTGCGGACGGATAGCACGACCGACTATTTGATACCACAGTGCCAAAGACATCGTAGGACGTGCCATGACAATCGTATCCAGTTCTGGGTAATCAAATCCGGTAGTAAGTACGCCGACATTGGCCACGACCGGAATTTCTCCGGCCTTGAATGCCTCAAGAATACTCTCTCGCTCTTTCTTTGGGGTTTCTCCTGAAACGATGGCCGCTCCGGGAATAGACCAGGTAAGGCGTTCAGCTTCTTTCAAAAACCTCGTGAAGACCAATATACCTTTTCGTTTTATCCCGCTTTTAGGGTTCATTAGTCTTTGCACAATGCTGACCAGAAACCCGTAAAAATCGATACGCTCATACTCCTTTACGACAGACTTGTCTGTGTAGTCGGCTCCGGTCGTGTTCACCTTCAGATTAAGTTCATTCCATCCTAAAGGGTTCATTTCATAATAATTCAGTTTTGACAGATAACCCATATCCAAAAGGGTGGAAATTTGAACCTGATAAATGACCTCAGAGAATACACAAGGCCGGGTCCGGGTGATAAACTTCAACATACTGCCAAAATCCCTGCTTGATGAAAGACGGTAAGGTGTAGCCGTCAATCCAAGCACCTTGCACTTCAGCATAGAAAGAAATGATTTATACATTCCTTCTTTCGGGTTAACCAGATGGCATTCATCTATAATTATATTCTTGAAATGCTGAAAAAGCTCAGGATGATTGACAACACTACCAATCGTAGCGAATGTTATTCTTGAAATCTCTTTCCGCCCAAATGATGCGGAATATATGGAACAGTCCAGAATACCATACGAACAGAGCTTCAGATAGTTCTGTTCGAGTATTTCCTTGCTAGGTTGAAATACCAGCGTATGCCCTTCAAGGCGGCTAGCAATATCGGCTATTACCAGACTCTTCCCTGCCCCAGTCGGCAGCACCATGATGGCATTGTTCTTCTTGGCTTTGTTGGCAAAGAAATTTACCGCTGCATCACTAGTCTTTTGTTGATAATCACGTAGCTTGTACATATTTCTCGTTGTCTTTTACGATAATCGGTTCGTCCTCACTCAAACGGTTTAAAAAAGAAAGCACAATGTATGCTTGTTCCTTATTCATCCCAACGGGAGAAAATGATCCATCCTCGTTTTTTACCATCATTACGAATGTTCCGGGCTTTAATTCATTCATAGTCCTTTCTCCTTACCCAACTTATCTCCCAAAGCCTTATAATACTTTGTGAGTTCCATTAACTCTAAATCACTCCATTTCTTTGTTTGTCCGGCCTTCCATGCCAGCTTATCGAAACGTTGCTGACCGATTTTGACCTTCAAGTTCTTTTCATATTGTATCAGATGGTCAGCACTGAATCGGTTGCACGCCCGGCATTCTGCGTGGGCGTTGTCCTCGTCAAAGCGTGTGGCCATGTGGCGGCGCGAATGGAAGTGTCCGCAATCGGCCTGTGCGTATGGCTTTATCTGGCCGCATGAGATACAACGGAAATACCCGTTTGGCATACAATCACGAAGCCGGATATAGCGGCTGAAAACTTTGTCGAGTTTGGCCACTAAATCCGGCTTCTTCTTAATCTTGATACCTGCCTTGTCAAATAACGGCAAAGGCTTTTCTTTCTTCTTTTTTGGTTTCTTGATATAATACGGCATTATTTGAATCCCCATTCTTTTATGTAATCAATATTCTTTGGAAATCCATCTACTTGTTGAGGACTTAAAAATATCTTTTCACTTTTTAATGGAGTGCCTCCCCATACAGTAGCAGGACATTCTTCATATTCTTCTTTAGAAACTTCACTTACATTAAAATTGGGTTGGAAACCATATCCCATTACGCTTTCCCCTAAGTAAGTACCAAACTTCTTCAAAGCCCATTGAAATGCGATTTCCTTACTGAACAATCCATTTTTAGAAAGGACTGCTGCATATATTTTATGCATATAGTTTCCTGTTTCAGTTAAATCAGGGTGGCAACGGATGCAGAAATAGGAAATATTTCGCAAAATCTCTTTCACATACTTTTCATGCTTCTTGCATTCTTCTTCTGTAAGAAACTCTTTTCCATCATTAGCGATGTAAACGATTTTAGTTACTTTTTTTGTTTCCATATTCTTCTATTATTGGTTTACATAGTTCAACAACTCGCTTACAGTCTTCCACATCAAACATACCTATGTGACAAACTTCACGTGGTACCCCTAATTGAATGGATAGCCACAAATAAGCCTTATTCCTATTCGATGTATTTGGGATATGCTTCTTCCAAATCTTGTTTATAAGATTGGTCTTGGCGATCTGGTCAAAATAGAAATGGGCTTCTTTCTTGGCTTCCCTCAGTTCTGCATTTGCCAAACGCCCTAATGCTTGGTCTGTCCCTTTATGTACACCTACATAAGCCCTACAATCCCGACAGAGATAAATCATGCCGTATGAACGCCCGTAGATTACAGAACTATCTACAAATTCAGTTGGTTTGCCACAATAAGGACAAATCTTACCAGTAAGTAATTCATCCATTATCTCAAAGCATTTATAACGTCTCCAATATCTTCGCAATCAGTAATATCTTTAAAAGAGATATAGCAATTATCACAACCATAGCCATCACCTGAAGGACTATTATCTACAATGGTGTTTATTTCTTCAAGATTATCCTCTTTGATTGCTTTTACAACAGTATTTAATCGTTTAATAACAGCATTCTTCAATGCCTCCTTGTAGCGTTTTTTAATTATCCTACTTACTTCTTCATCTTTCATTCCAGACTCTTTCAAACAGCAGAATAATTCATTTCTAAAATCCTTATCAAAAATCTTTTCCATATAATTATATTTTAGTTTGTGGTACCGGCAGGGCTCGAACCTGCATGATAGGTGTTTTGATTGAAAATCCATATCCTCCCATTTACGAACCTATCTCGAAAGTCTACATAGCGTCTACCAATTCCGCCACGATACCATTGAGTCCGCAGTTCCGACACGGTGCCATTGGCGTAACCCCGGCTAGGCTTGCGGACAATACTATGAAAAACACACTCAGAGCACTATGTATGTGCGTGGGCGCAACGGGAATCGAACCCGCATAAACCTTTGCGCCCTATAAGACCATTCAAGGTAGGCTCATTCAAAATTAAAATCGTCAAATTCGTATTCATCCGGTTCTTCCGGATAATCGTTCCCCCAGTCCATAATCAATCAGACTGTGGTGGGACGTACCAGTCGGGTATGTATTCCATAATCAATCAGATTTCGATGATTACGATGTCAGGTGCAACACCTTTGATTGCTTCAATCTGTTCGTCAATCACCTTGTTTTTGTATTCTTCAATGGCCTCGTTGGCCCCGGCGGACACGAGAGAAAGGGAAACGTCTCGGCCATCTACATCTGCATAGATTTCAACCTCGATTTCTTCACAGGCAAATCCTTTGAACAGGGGGATATTCAGTTTGAAAGATTTCGGAAGATTAGAATCAACAACCTGAGAATAATTGTCCGTCTTGCTTCCGTTTTCTTCCTTGCTGCGTTCGATGTCCTGATTAACTTTTGCCTTGAAGTTCTTCAAAGTAGAAACCAGCATCATATTTTCAGATTTATCCTTGAAGAAAGCACGGTGCATCTTGAAGAATTGGGATAATTTAATAGGTTCCCATTTCTTGTCGGTGTTGATACCGAACTCCAGCATTTCCTTGGAAGCTTGTAATACTCCACTAATTTCAGTCTGATAGTAGTTGGTTTCATCAATAGTCAGAGCCAGTCCCATCTTGTCACGGTTTACGATGATATTGGCCGATTTCTGATTGATCAGTTCGACACGCTTCTCCAGCCATCTGTAAGGTGCATCAATAGTTCCACTGATAATCACTCTTTCCGGTTCTTTCGGGTCAAGTGCTACGGGTGCTTTACCTTCACGTAATACTACTTCGATTGGCGTACCGTTATAATCCTTCGGTACTACCAGGTTGATTTTGTTTTCACTCATGATTCTGTTCCTGTTTTACGGTTAATACTGAATACTGTCTTTTGCATCTCCTGTGGCATAATGGGACGGCTATAAACCAGTTCGCCCAGCTTGTTGTAGAATCCTGCCATCTTTTCCTCGTGATAGAGGATTTTGGCACATTCTTCATTTTCTACAAACTCAGAACCTCTCTTAATGTGGTCCAAAAGTTCCTGCTTTTCTTCGTTCAAAGGTTTCAGACGTTCTTTGAACTCGTCCATAGCCTCTTTCTTTTCTATCTCAATATCATTGATGGTGATTGATACTTCAGCTAATGTTTCTTTCTTTTGCGCCAATTCTTCGGGTGTGAATCGGTGAGTATAACCGATTTTCTCCACTGCATCGGCATTGTCCTGAAGAAACTGCCATCGTTCCTGTTCAGGAATGTCTTGTCCTAAAAATTTGTCCATATTATCTATAACTTATTTTGCCAAACTCATTGTAAACCTTTCTTGCAGTACCCATAGTATTATAAACTGGAATATAGCTTCTTTGAGAGGCTTTCTCTATTTGGTGAATACCGCTGGATTTAGGGTTGATTGATTTTTCAGGATGAAAGAATCTTGCTACATCTTGGGGAAATTTTCTTTTCTTCATAATCTCAATTTTTAAATAAATTCATTATTACGTTCAATTTCTTGTTGTGCGTAGATAAGCATCTGTTGTTCGTTAGCGGCAGGCAAATAGATACCTGCCACAGATGCGCTCCAGTTTCGGAAACGGTCAATACTCAAGGTCATTTCACCTGTTGTCAGCTCGGCAGAACTTCTTAAGTAAGTTACTTCCTTACCTTTCTTGTTGACCGTCTTTCTCTCAAACAAATCACGGTTGCAAGTCCTCTTATAAAAATCAATTTTTGCTTCGTCGAGACTGCAACCGTACTCACTACCGAAATACCCTAAAAGAAGATGCAAGTAGCTGTTTTGGGCAAGCGTGCGGTTAGGTAGTTTCTTTTTCACTTCCACCACCGCACGTTCACTAAACAGCTTGTTTACATACTCCTTGAACTTGGGTATTTGAAATTCATTCTTCAAGTCGAACAACATACGCTAAAAAGGCAAATCGTCCTTTACATTGCCATTAACATCAACCGGAGGCGGGAAATTCTGTGGCTGTTGCTGATAGGTCGACTGTGGCGCTGGCTGTTGTACCGATGTTGTTTGTTGGGATTGCGATACACCACCACGCGCATCTATTTTGTAGCACCGGATAGATGCCATACGTTTGAGTTCTCCGTCCTGATTCGTCCAAGAACGACCTTGTATCATAAATGATACAGTGACAACATCACCATGATTAAAGCGGTCAAGTTCTGCACACTTATCGCCTGAAAACTCTAAGGGAATAACATTCTCATACTCGCTACGCTCTCCCGTATAAGGGTCGTAAGTAGTAGCATCTAAAATAAACTCCCGTTTTGTAAATGAGGAACCACCGTTTTTGGATGGTATTTGAACGGTTTGTCCAATTTCGATTATCCGTCCGGTTATTTGGTTTGCCATTAATTTTCTCCTCCAAAAATCTTTTTATCGGTTATAAGTTCTCTGTTTTCTTCCAAAAACCGGATAAATTCCTCACAATGATTAGTAAGAATAGGAATATCACGTTCAGGATTGAAAACGTATGTTTCTGTATAGGTATCTACCACATAACCGCCTTTGTTGAACTCCACAATGTTATACTCAAATGTCCGTACATCAGAACCGTTCTTCATTAAAGCGTATGGATATACTAAATGCTGGTGGTGATCTTTGAACTTTCCCACGGTATAACTACCGGTTGTTTTGATGTCGTGGACGCTGGCCGGCATCAGCTCGTCAATTACCCCATAAACCAAAACATTGCCGTATGCGGTTGGAATAATCGCTTCTACTCTTTGTTGGGTTAATGCTCCTTTGTAGTAGTTGGCAAACTCGCGGCAAAGGTCAATGTGAAAAGTGAAAGTGCGATTGTTGTAAACAGCTTTTATCCCGTAAAGTTTTCCGTCATCGTGATATGCCTTGCTAATTTCCATTATAGAAGATTTACGGTTCTCAATCATACAATCAATTATTTCCCCAAAACACGTTCCTCTATCAGCAGCTTCACTATCGAAAGGTACTCTATTTATCCTATCAATAAGAGATTGGAATTGTTTTTCCCTAAACTCATCCTCATCGCATGGGGGATTATCAGAAAAAGCGTAATATTTTTGATATATCTTATCACTATCTATATAATTTTGATAAGAATCCAGCAACGTTGGGTATATTTTGTAAGATATTTTACTCATTCTTATACCTCCATTTGTAACCACCTGCTGTAAGGAAGCTTCTTCTACCTATACAGCAACTGATAATATTAGCATTGTTAATACCCGTTTGTCTTTCAGCCTCTTTAGCACTTTCAAATGTACTTATTAACGTACCATCCTCTCGACACTGAACAACGGCTTTTGACATCTTCGGGTGATTTATTTTCTTTTTGCTAAACCGTTCGTTTCTTGTTCCGTAATTAGCATTGTATCTCCATGTGCACCATTCTAAGTTAGAAACAGAGTTATTGCTTTTAACCTCATCTTTATGATTTACACATGGTAAATTTTGCGGATTAGGAATAAACGTTTCGGCAACAAGTCTATGAAGAGATTTATATTCAACTTGTTGTTGTTTCCATAGTGATATTCGTAAATATCCACTCCATATTTTATTAGGCTTAATTATCTTTCCTGTTATCTTTCTAAAATTACCATACCTGCTTTTAATAAGCCTATCTAAAGAGCGAACTCTACCAAGGGTACTTACTTGATAGAGTCCTTCATAACCTTGAATGTCTTTCCAAATCTCATTAGGCTGCATCTGAGTATATTTTAGTTTCCTTATTGAATATCAGTCCCAAAGCCTTTACCTTTGCAGCAAACAAACTTCTCGCCATCATCAAAGAACTACCAACATGTTCAAACTCATTAATCTGGGCAGCGAACTCATTAGCGGACTTGGCATCAGTTATAAATTCGATACTTTCTTTGATTTCCTCTATCACCTTATCATACTTTTCTTGTGCCGCTTTCTTCGCTGCAAGCATACCCAAATACGAATTGATTATCTTGGTAGTGATAAAGTCGTTCTTGGCGGTTGGATTACCGTTTTTGTCTAGGATGGTAGGAACCTCCATCACTGAAGGAAGGTTGCAGGTATTCTTACCGTCATTTCTTGAAGTTGGGTCAAAAGTGATGGTACGTCTTTGGACGCCTCTTTCGCTTTTCATTTCAAGATAACCGAGCAAATCCAGTTCGGTAACGATAGAGTTGTAGGATTTTTCACGCAAGGCAGGGATAAACACCGTATCATCACCTTCTTTTCTTGTGTCGCGATGGGCAACGAAAATGATGTGCTTGTTAAGCCCCGAAAGTGTTCGTGTCATCCATGAAAATTCGGCATTGATACCGCTCCAATCACGGATGGACGGCTGGCGGGTTCCACACTTGTGAGTAATGATGAAGTCCATCATCTTGCCGATGGTATCTACTACAATGGTCTGATAAGCGGACAAGTCCTCTTGAAGAACTTGCTGAACATCGCTCCATGAAGTGACCTGTACCGTGTCTATATTCTCCAAGTGCGCCATGTTCATGCGCTTCACGCCGTTATCGAAGTCCAACAGCAGCGGTTTCGGTGCGCTCAATGCTACCGTACTCTTTCCCATTCCGGCTTGACCGTAAATCATCATCTTCACGGTGGTCGGGATAACTAATTCATTACTTTTCTTAATCAGTGACATAATCGTAAATTTTATAGGGTTATTTGTTCAGATATTTACTCATTTTAAAAGCATTAATAGCGGATTGTATCTCGAACTTGGAATATATGATAGGAGAATTTCTGGATGAGCCTTTTCTTTTCTTATGCACCAATCCTTCTTTCTCTAACTTTTCCAAAAAGTTAGGTTCATACCCAAGTGTCTTTAACCATCTGAACGCTTCTCTTTGCTTGATTTCATCAGATACAGGAGACCGTTTCTTCTCACTGGCAGCTGCACCAAGCTCCGCCATGTCCATGCAGATATTTTTAAATTCAAATAATTCAAGTCTTACCTCCATACCGTCCAGTTCTTTCAATTCGTTCAACTCTCGTTCTTCGTCCCCTTCTCATATCGCCCTGTTCGTGATAAAGCGATAGAGAAAATACACACAATAAGCAACATGCAACAGACGCACGAACAGTCGGTGAAAAATCCATTGTAAGTTTCACACCAGCTATTCGTTCGTAAAGCATGGTAGCAAGTTCTCTTCCATTTCTTACATGAAGAATTTCAAAAGCCTTCTGCAACTGGTTGTTTATCGTACTCACAGCCCTGCATTTCAAATCGGCTATCTCCTTCTTCTCATACCCTTGTGCATACATTCGTGCCGTAATCTCGCATTCAGGTGTAAGTTCATTAAAAACTCTCTTCATAATCGTGTAAGTCAGCTGATTAATAATTGCGAATAACCTCAATATATCCGGCTTCCCTGTTAGTGTCCACCGAATACAAAGTTTGCTTCTTGTCTATTATCCGATCAATCCTTGCCAGCCTGTTAAGATCAGCGGTACACCTGCGAAGCTGTCCGGCAAGTTTGTCGCTAAAGTCAAAGCTGATTCTGTCATTCTTCTTTTTCAGCTTTTTCTTGATTTCTGTTCTTTCTTTCAGTTCTTTTGCCATAAGAGTAAAATTTAATTAATGATTCGTGGATGGTAAGGGAATCGAACCCCTCTCAATCGTGCCAATTGTTTGCGCAACACGAAGCTCTAACCGATAAGCTAACCATCCGATTAAAAAAGGTGCACTATCCTCACGGACGGCACACCCAGTACAAACACAATATAAAACACGAATATCTAATCTATTATCAGAACAATGCTTTTAACCGCGTTCTTGAAATGATCAAACTTCCGGTTCAAATCACTCCAAGATTTATACCATGTATTTTTCTCTTCAGCTAATTTCTCGTTAGCCTCTTCCAGTTCCTGCACACGCCTTACTAAATCTTCATGCGTCATGCCTCTTAATTCTTCCACTGTCATAATCGTATAAATTTAAAATGTCGTTAAAAAGGTAGGAGTCGAACCTACTTCTTGTAAGCTAAATGAATATATAAATTAGAATATAAGTTAATACCAACAATTAATCGCTTACACGCATTCCAACAATGCTACTTCATAAATTACCGCCCAGCTGGTTTACAAGGTGATTGTGCACTCATCCCCATGCGCCTTGTGCCGGATTATAGGACTACCTTTTAGCGGTCTGTTTTAAGTTCTCTATAAGTTATTCTCATGAGCGACACACACCCTACACATATAACACTCATTATAGTGATAGAGAATATTTTCATAGGACTGTAAGTAGTAATAGCCCCGTAAAGCATACCGGCAGCACATATACTAACCAATATAGATAAAACGAATTGGATTGTTTTCATAATCGTATAAATTTAAATAAGTACCTGTACCCTAATCGAATAACAGAACCTTATTTCAGTTCAGTACAGGCTATAAGACCTTTCAGCGATACTTGTGCCTAACCAAGCATACTCACCACGCTAAAGACAAATTGGCGTGCTGAAAGTAAAAATCATTTCAACTTCGTGGCTTTACCACCATCAGACATATACAACCATTCGCCCATTGTCGGCTTATCCTCGGTTGCTATCGGTGTCAATTCCGTTCCACTTGCACCCACCACTATCCACCATCACTGGCTTCGCTTACGTGCCTTCGCAGAAATATATCTTTTTATCGTATCAATATGTCAAAGAACCAATCAATAGTACCCTACCCGATTCTCGCTATCGGTTGCCGTTCAATCCGTCCGTAGGGCTGTCGTGCATTGCATAATCGTGTATTATGCGTATCGGCTGATACCTTGTACCCGGCATAGAGCATCGTAATCCATGCCATCATCTTCACAAGTTTCAAAACCTTTTAAGGCATCTTCCAAACTGTCTATCTCATCCGTTATCAACTGGATAACTTCTTTTTTGCTATCAGCATTGAACATCAGGCAAACAGTCCTTTCATCGTTGTTGTGAGCTGCCTCTAAATCTTTATAAAGGCTATCCAACTGCTGGTTAATCGTGTAAGCATTCATATCCATATCGTTTATGCGATTGACATCAGATTAGCTTTTTTGAAGCATCTGAATTCTTGGCGTTCAGTATCATAGTAAGTCTGGACGGTATCATTCTTCTTTCTATTGTCAGTACCAGTGATGGCAGGCATCAGCTTTTCATTTAGTGTACCGTATGCCTCACGAACAGAACCGTCCACTTTTTTGAAGTAGAACTTCACTATCTTCTTCTTCATCTCACCTTTCAGTTTCAAATTAGCCCAAGCCACCTTCATTGCTTCGCTCATGGTGTAGCCATTACGCTTAACGAACTGCCAAGCAAGGCTCATTACTTCGTGTAAAAATTCTCTTGTTCTCATAATCGTGTATTTTAATATGTTTATACTATTTGAAATCTGAATTAATCTTCGTTTCTTTGTATCAGTTTAATTTGATAATAC